AGAGATCTCCTGTTTTTTGAATATTTGGATCAAGAAGTCTCAAATTTTGAGACAAGTCAGCAGTTTCTCTATCAATTCCAGAATCTAATGCCAATTCTGCTGGAATTGACCAGAAATCAACAGGAGAAATTGCAAGTGCCTGAGACTTGTGAATATCTACACTAGACAAACCTCTTTCAAAAAGGGTCTTATCTCTAAAATCACTAACTACAAATCCAGATTTGAATCTATCAAGTCCATTTGCATCAGTTACTTGAGTTGTCTTTGCATTCAACTCAAGCATTGTCAAACTTGTAACTTCTTCAAGATTTTCAATTCTTTCTTCAAGTTTTGCAATGTCACGCATTGTGAATCTTCTATTGTCTTGCAATCTGACAATAGGTTCTTGAGTTGTATTATACAGATATGCGGGAAGAATAATCCTAGCAATCTCCATTGCATCATCAGCAAGGATAGGTGCCTGTGGAAGATCACTTGGATCACCTTTTACAACTTCAACTTCCCCAAGTTTATTAATTGTCAATAAATCAACTCTTGGAAGATAATAACTATAACCAACGGTAGAACTTTCGTCTGGAGATATTACATACGAAGGTGTTGATTCAAAAGTTCTATTTTCAAATGAGAAGGGAGATCCAGTGGCAGTGTCTGGATTAAATTCGGAAACTTTTGGTCTAAAGTCAATAAGATCAGTTAATCTAGAACCATTTATTGAGGCAATATCAGATTTAAATCTTTCTTTGGTATATGAATTTACAGTAAACACATCACCCTGGTTTCCTGCAGCAACGCCATATCTATCAAAAATAATCAATAATCTACGAGATGGGATAGAACCACCAGGCTTTCTGGTAATTTTTGAATAATCAGAATACTGCTTTTTCTGACCCCTATTTAAAATATAATTGGAGGTTTTGTCAATATAACTTCCTGGTGTTATATCTTGAATAGTTTGTGAAATTGAAGATTCTTTGAAATTAACTACCTCACCAACTTCAAAATCTTCATCATTCAGTGGAATATAATCAATCGTTGTTGGAGTCGCACTAACAATCTGACCAATTGCTCTTGTATTTGCACCTATAATTTTTTCACCAATAATAACAGAATTATCAAGTCCAAGACCAGTCGAGAAAGTTAATCTATCTAGTACTGGTGAAGCATTATTTGTGGATTCATAAATTGCCCTAACTTTTGCAACATCTGAGAAATTCAAACAAATTTCATCATCTTCAACTCTAATACCATAAACATTACTTGTAGTCAGTGCTGTTGCCGTTGAAACACCAGATGTTCTTGTTATATGTACTTGCTCACTTCTGATAAAATCTTTCGATTTACTACTAAACCCAATTTTGCGAAGAGTGAGATTTACAACCACATTGTTTTGATTTGCGGTTAGATTTGTAAATGTTATCTCATCAGAATTTGCAGAAAGAGTAACTTGTCCAGAAGTAAGATCTTCTATTGATCCATTTGAATAAACAATAGAATATCTTTCAGCATCAAAGGGTTCAAAGAAAACACTAGTGATTCCTGAATTCACATCAAATGCAGTAGATGCTTGTATCGTAAGACTACCAGCAGCGTTTGTACTTTGCCCTGTAAGTTGCCTTGTAATTGTAAGTTCAGAATCATTAAGATTTACGGAAGCAATATTAATCTCTGGAAGTTCTGCAAATAATCCAGAAGATCCCAGATTAAGAATCTTTGGAACCATCAATGAAAATGTAGAGTCACCAGCATCAATATTACTTCTACAAACACCAGTTACATCAGAAGGTGCTGCTGATAATGTGATGTTTGTACCATCTGCACTAATTGCAGTAATTACGTTGTAGTTTGGATTTGTTTGACCTGCAGTTTGATATTTAATAATTGCATTTTCTTTAATACCAGTTACTCCACTGAAAAATCTTCCTGCAACTCTACCAGTAGTTCCATTGATATTTAATTTGTCTGCAATAGAGAAACTTGGAAGTCTCTTTTCATGTAATACGGTATCTGCAAGAAAATCTACATTAACCGTAGCATCTAATGAAGACGAATCTTGCCATACAGATTTTATATCTTCAACAGTAAACTCATCAATTGATGTAAGTCCAACTTTAATTGACTCACTTTCATTAACAGTAACTTCTTCTCCTACAACAAATGTTCCAGAAGTCTGTGAAAGTTGATACTGTGTGTTTGATGTTCTTACTGCAACATATCCTGTTGCTCCACTAGAAAGACCGCGAACATATGATCCAACAGGTGCCTGTGCAGCAGTAAGTCCTCTATGTAAAATTACTTGCGTATACGTTTGGATATCATATAAGTATAAATCCCACTCAGTGGCATTACCTCCATATGGTGCGTCCGAAACACCAAACCAATATACTCTAGCGTCACCAATTCTTGTTCCAGAACCTGCGTTTACGGTACCACCAGTACCTTGTCCATCTCTTCTTGAATTAAAAAGACCGATTGTATTGGTATTATTCACCCCAATAATGGGTGCCCCAAATACATTATTAACTTTCAATAAACTTCCCATTGCAAATGGGATTCTTGCCGTTGGTACAGATTTTGTAGTTCTTGGTTTTTCCACATCAAGGACAGTGGATCCAACAAGATTAATATCAAATCCCCTAACATATGCAGTACCTGCCGAAAGTCTAACACACATCAAGTCTTCTGAAGGTGTGTTTCCTTGTTCAGTTTTTTGATTCTCTAAGTAAAGACCACCATTACCAGTTTCATTATTTAAACATTCAAGTGTGTCAACTGTAAATGGATCTACTGAATAATCTCCAGATTCTTCATAAGTTCTTTTTGCAAAGTAGTCCTTGATGATACTATAATCTGACTTATTTTGAAGTTTTCTGATTACACCATTATCAATTTTTACAAGCTCAATAAAATTAGTGTCATCAAAATCTGTAAGTTGCTTTTTTGATAACCTAACACTAATCTTTAATCTATCTGCACCAGGTGCAGCATAGTTGGTAAATCCTTTGGCATTATCATTTAAAGACTGATCATCGTCTGCTGAAATGATTTCCTCAATAACATCAAATCCAACTCTATATGAAGGTTCACTATTATATGGATCAAGAATAATTTGTGATGTTGGAATATCTACAAATGTTCCTCTAATAAAATAAACGCCTTTTGCAACACCAACTGCATATCCAACATTAGATGCCTCAAATGGAAATACTGTAAAAGCAGTATCGCCACTGTTTAGTGTTGTATTTCCATAAGTTACGTTTTCTTGGAGGATTAAATCTTCACCGTCAGAAAATACTGCTGCTTCATTATCAGATCCACCAGTACTATACTTTACAATAAGAGTAATATTTTCAACACCTTCTTCTGGTGGTAAAAGGTAGTCTTTAATAGTTGCAAAGACTTCCGACTCCTGACCTTTTACTTCTGTTCCTCTACCCTCATTTGCATTAACTAAGGAATCCAAATAAAGTGTAACATCTACACCAAGATGATCTGAATTTACCTTTAATGTTGCAAAATTGTTATCACAAGTTATTCCACCAGGAATAACCATTGAACCTTCTTTGAAAATGTGACTTCCAAAAGATTCTATCTGATTTTGTAAAATTGATTGAAGACCAGTTAACTCTCTTGCCTGAACAGGATACCCTGGTTTAAAGAGTACTTTATAAAAATTGTCATCCTTATCAAAATCGTCATAATAAGGATTTACATTTAAATTTGTCTTTTGTGGCATGGTTTAGAATTCCAGTATAACTTTAATGTCTTCTTTTTGGCGTGAATTTCTAGAAATAATTGGTCTGTTATCCAGATAAATTAATTCCCCCGATCCTTTATTTATCTCAGGACTTGCCAATCCACTTGTGAAATTAACACTAAGATTAATTAATTTTGTCCCAGTTGGATTTGTTGAAATTCCAGTAAATGCAGTATCAACTGATCCACTAAATGAGGAAGTTTGTCCCGTAATTAAGTTTGCAGACGATTCGAAAGAATAAAGTCTACCATTTGTAGAAATTCCAACATAATCTGTCTGATCAAGGGTTGTTTGGTTATAGTAAAGTGATCTATCCTGGAAATATTTTAAAACATTTGTCTCAGAATCCCAAGAAGCGACATATCCATATGCTTTACCAACACCACTCGAAACAATTTGTTGGATTCTTTCTCCAACTTGCGGTGTACCATTGACAGTTGAAAATTTAACGGAATATAATCCACTAAAAGTATTATTTGTATATATTTGATCAGACCCAACCGCTGTTGGATTTTTTACAATACCTATCTGTGCAAAACTAGTATCAATTGGGAAGTCTTTCGTTGAGTCATCAAATCTAGCATAAACTAAAACTTTATCAGTTCCCAACTCAGTGTAGATGTCATATCCATGTCCCTTTGATGGTGGAATAATTGGAACTAATTTGGCACTAGTACCTGTTGTATTTGAATTAAGTGGTCCCAAATCAACTAGTGCATAACTATAATCCTTTCCGCCAGATGTAACAGTAGCGTTTGTAATTTTTCCAGATTCAACATCAACCCTAACTCTGCCACTTTCACCATCACCGATAATATCTAATTCTTGCCCCAGACCATTTGAGTAATTTGCACCAGAGTTCTCAATATAAACAGTTTTAATCTGATTTAAATTTGATCCTGAATCAGCAGATTCCCTCACAGATCTAACTTGACTATCAGTAGAAGTTAACCAACCATTTGGTACTGTGATATAATCTGTGGAATCAAACTTAACAATATCACTTGGAGAAACTGTAAATAGGTATTTCCAAATATAACCATCCCCACTATCGCCAGCTCTTGATGGTTCTAGATCAGTAAATGTTGGTTGATCCTGAGAAACATTTCCTTTCGTATTTGAACCACTCGAACCATTTTCAATACAAATATAAACTCTAAAATCAGAATTCATTACATAATAATTTGCATCATATAACCTAGATGCGTTTGTCAAAGGTGCTGGATTTAAAACACTATAATCATCCCTATACATTTCGTAGCGAGATCCAGCAACCCAATCAATCCTTCTGATAATTCTTCTAATATTTGCCGAAGATATTTTCTTTCCATACAAAATAACGTCACCCGCATGTGAATTATATGCTAGGTTGTCAATCGGTGAAGGGGTGTTTGTATTCCATGTAGTAGATCTACCAAAACCGACAGTTGTTGGATTTGGTAGACTTACCGTAATATAATAAGAATTTGATGCATCTTCAACAGAGCTTACAAAATTACTAGCATTCAAAATTCTAAATCGATCAGTAACAAGTGCTGGCATTGTTAGACTTTTTTTATGTATTTATATGCTAAATCTCAGAACGAGTTCTGATAGATCCATTATTTTTAAATCCAAACAGTCTTCTTTGAATTGTTGGGAATGTTGATAATCCAGAATCAACTGTCAATCCAGTAACACCAATTGAAATTGGTTGGGATCTTTGAAGAAGATCAGAACCATTGAATATTCTTCCCCAAGAAATATTTCCAAGTTGGAAAGTTCCAATACCAGCAGCAATATCAGTATATCCTGTTGTTGCTATACCAACAATAGGAGAATCGCTGTGTACATTACAAGTAACTACACCTCTTGGTCCTACATTAAATCTTTGATGTACAATGTATATGTTATCTAAGAATGTAGTTCCAATTCCAACAAGAGCGTTATCATCACTATTAACTGATGTCACACCATTTCCAACTGTGGTATTATTGATATAAATTGGATAATCAGTTAAAAGATCATCAGCATCCGCCATAGTTGTCACTGTATAATGGAATGTGAGTGC